CATCGCAGGAGTCATTGCCGACCAGCCCGGAGTGACAATGCGGTCTCTGGCACGGATGGCTGAGGCAATGACTCCTGCGATGCCAGCGAGTCGGTCGATGGAGTCCCAGAGATCAGTTTCTCCATCAATGTCTCCGTCCGATCGAATTGCTGATCCAGCCGATTCAGATACGCCGCCTGGATCTTGTCCCTCGGCATCTTCTCCATCATCTTCCTCGAGCGGTCCAAGATCCTCCTCAGGGTCGTCGCCATCCGGCTCCGCCCCAGACTCGGGAAAAAATCCGCGAGGGCCCTCAGGAGATCTTCGGCCAGTGGATCCGGGTCGATGCCCATTGCCCGACCGAACTCATCGTCAGTCAGGCCACGCGATTCAGCCTGATCGAAGCAACAGGCGTACAGGCTGTCGATCAGCTTGATTGGATCGGCGACGTCGGACAGCAGTTGCTCGATCTCGATCGTCAACAAATCGACGCCGGCGATCGAGCGCACCCGCTTCAACGTGGGCACGTCGATTTCATAGACCCACACGCGGCCCTCTGTATCCTTGAAACTTGGCATCGTCCCTGACGCCTCCAAAACTGCTCGGCCGGCCAGCAACTACTTACACAGGTCAAGTAGTTCGCCAACCTTGATGGCGACGCAAACGTTTTCTCCGACCACGTCGGATCGCCCGAGAGCCCGGAGTTGCTTCGCGGGCAAATACACGACCCGTTGCGGGTTCATTCCTTCGACGGACTCGATCTTTGTCCGCTTCAGTTGTGCCAATTGGTCGGCCTGGCCGACAGGCTTCGCCATGTTTGCCGGCGGGTTGGCCGGCTTTGCTTGGTCTGGTTTGTCGGACATCAAGAGTACTCCGTGATTAAACTGGGTATTGGTCCAGGAGGCGCGACGATCACACCGCGACGTACTTGACCGGCTCTCGCAGCGTGCCGCTGTCGTCATACAGGCACGATCGCACGGAAACCGTAATCTCCATGATGTCGCCCAAGTTGCGACGTTGCGGCATGGCGGTGACCTTCATCGGCGCTCGCCACCCCTCGGCGTCTGTGGTGGTGCTCGCGTCGTCAAGGAAAAGCATGAATACCACGCTATTGGCGAGGAACGCCGTCACGAACTTCGTGTACACCGCATCGTCGGAGGCCGGGTGTTTCTTGTAGCGGTAGGTAATCTCGCCTTGCAGCCGTTTCATCGTCTGCTCGGTGTCCTCCCACTCGCTCTCCCGGGACCCGCCTTGTGCCGTATCAGATTCCGGCGTAACCGTCTCGTCGATGATTTTCGCGACTTCCGCCCATGTCGGCGTGGTCCAATTGTCGGCGCTGTCGTAGTAAGTTTTACAGTCGCGTGCGCGCATCGTATGAGCCTCCGTGCTCTGGGGCAGCGCCCCCGGTTATTCTTCAAGTAGTTCGTATCGCACTGTCATCGCCGATAGAAAGACCCTCTTATCGTCCAGCAACTTGGGATCGTACAGCACTCCGCGTGGGAACTCGGGCCCCTCCAGCCAGGTCGTTGACGCCGGTGTCGCCTCACGCAGAAAACCGCCTTCGTCGCACGCCTCAATTAGCGTTTCGACGTTGTCCGTCAATGAATCCACTGCGTCGTTGTCGGCCGGGTCGACCTGCTGGGCGACTGTGATACTTAGATCAAATACGCGATCGCCTCCGCTACGTGCGCCGTCGTCCAACGTGTCAAGTTTCGGAATGACGCTCGTTTGCCGGTCAGCCAGGTCTTTGACGGTGTGGTATGGCAAATAGCGCCGAGCAGCTTCGCTGAAGCCGTTGGCCTGCAGAAGCGTGACGACCGCGTCGGCGACATCGGCGACTTTTGCCATTGCTACGTCTCACTGCACAGCTTGGTATGAACCCGCAACCACCCTCGACCGCGGTCCATGAATCGCCACGGCCGAAGCCCGGGAGGGGCCATCACGTCGTAACGCCGCACCGTACCGCCTGCATCGGTGTGCTCTACGTAGTCTCCACGCTCTGGCGTGGCTGGTGACAGGTCCTCAATCTGCGAGGCCGGAATCAGCCAGTCCACTCCGTTCCACTCGACAACAGAGTCGTCTTCCAGCTCGGACTCCCACACCGACTCCGCCTGGATCGGCTTCTCCAACGTGATGGGATCCGCGCCATCCCGGTTGTACGTCACGGTCTCCGTCGACGGCTTGCCAGCCAGCAAGGCCGTCGTTCGAAGCGCGTGATCGCACATATTGTCTATCGCGGAACCCATCGCCAAATCCTTACGCGTGCGGAACGACCAAGTCTACGGTCATCGACTTGTCCGAAGCGTCGCCGGCGCCGCTGTTGGTCGCCTTCAGCCGTACGTACCGGCTCACGTGTGCCGGCAGCCGGACGCCCACGGTCTGGGCTGCGGCCCCGGCCCCACCTGCACCGGTCTGCACGATGACGTCTCTTAGCAGCAGTGCCTCTGTGCTGAAGTCGCTCGCTGTGTCGTGGTAGACGTCGTATTTCATGGTTTCGGTGTCAGGCAAATCAGCCGTCACCAGCGCCGGAGCCGCGACCCTCAGTTCAAATTGTGCGACGGTGTTTGCCTGTGCGGACACCTCTAGGTCAATGCCGTCCGTGACAACCGTCGCGGCGCCGTTTGGCAAGGCTTTGGTGACCTGCAGCGAATAGTCCGCTAGGCCACGCGCCATTCCTACCAACGGCAACAAGAACAGACTGGTCAGGGCCGAGCCGATCGGCTTGGCGAGCGCACCCAATCCGACAATCGGAATCGCAGCAAGAGGAACGACGGCGATGACAAGCAATGCGATCAGCAGCCACGTTTTGCTTTTTGGAATCATTTGATGAGCCCTCCTTGGCTCGTGGTTGTCGTGTTCGTGTTCGGAACGCAACCTTTACGTTGTCGGTTACGACAGCGCTTCGGTGTCGAGAATCGAATCAGTCGGCGCGATCGGCACACCGAACGCCTCTTGAGGAATTGGCGCGGGCGTTCCCGTCGCATTTGTGGCCGTACGACTGGCCTGAAGCTGGAAGAGCGATCGGCGACTCATGAACATGACGTCGGGAACCACGCCACTGTCGAATTTCGACAGCGCGGACGCAATTAAAGCGTCCGTCAATCCTTTCCCGGAATCTTCAGTGATGTCGCGGATCCGGACCAAGTAACGATTGCTTGAGACCTGCACGCCCGGGTACGCGTAGAGTTCCTGATGATAGCCGGTGTAGTTGTTGCCATCCGTGTCGGTCAGATCGCGCAAGTCGACGTCGCTCGCCTCGAACTTTCCGTTTTGCCCGTACACCCACTGTACGGCGCGCGGACCCCACTTGACGAACCACACCGATGAGCCCGTGTCCGCGGTTGTGCCGCCGGCGTCGACGACTTTATTCGTCGAATCATACGCGTCGACTAAGCCAGGGTGCCCTTTCGAGTCGCCCGTACCTCGGCCATAGAACAGTTGTTTCCCGACCGTTTGCCACGCCGCTTCGGTATGAGCCTCAGCTTCGTCGGCCATGAGTGCCTGCCACCCGTCCTCACTTCGATCGGCGACGGCTTTGTCGACTCCCCATCTGGGGTTCATGATATACGTCTCGACGGTTCGCTCTTCATATCTCGACTTCGTGCGAGCCGTGCCCTGGTTGCCGTCACGGAAGGACACGCTTGGTAGTGCCGTTCGCACCAGTGTCTTATACGAGGTGCCGATGATCGTGCGCGCGGCACCAACGCCAGCGAGTTGCCGCACTTCGCCACCGGGTAGAACAATTCGACCCGAGATCTCGGGGTGGGCCTTGGTCGTTTCATCGACCAAACCTACTTCCATGTCGCGCCCATTGCGCTTCACAATGTCCAGCAGGGTTATCAGTGACATAATTTGACTTCCTTGTCAGTGTGAGATTTTTTGGTCGCGTGCTGCTGGGCGTGGCGTCACACGTTGTGTCCGCGGCGCGGTTAGCTTTCTGCGGTTAGCTTTCTCCTCGCAGCTTCATCCCGGAAGCAAACTTCGCCATTCCAGTAGAGAGCCGGCCGTTGAACTGGCTGGCAGCTTCGCCGCCATCGCCGTCCTTTTCCTTGGCTTCACCGCTCGTAAAGCTCACGGGATCTTTCTCGCCTTCTTTTCCGATTTGCTCGAGGCGAGTGGTCAACTCCGTGACCTTTTCTTTGAGCTTGGTGACTTCCTCGTTGGAGGAAGACTGAGCAGCTTCGATTTGTTGCTGGAACTCGGCCATACGCTCGCGGTAGCACTCCTCAAGAGGTTTGCCGGCAAAGTACCACTCGGAGCCTTTTTCGGATCCAAATTCGTCGACGTACTTCTTCAGTTCGTCGCGAATGGCATCGCGATGGGCACCGTCATTCTGGGGATCGGTTTCACGACTCATTTCCCCGGCAACCTCGTTTTCTGCCGGCGTGTCGGTCGTCTTCTCCGGCGAGTTATCCTTCGACATGTCACCCTCCATGGTGAAAACAGAAATATCGACCTCGCCGGTGGCGCGGCCTGAAAACTCACTTGACGTATTCGGATCCGTACCGTACGGGCAAATCGCGATTCCGCGCAGCGTCCATTCCCTGAGAATCGTGACAGGGCCGGTAACTGTGCGTCCGTTTACTTCCGCGGTGACTCCGTCGGCTAGTTCTTCAATTCGCAGTTTGTCGTGAGGATCGAACTTAATTGACGCTTCCCAGGGAACTCCGGCCAAACCTTTTTGCAGCACTTCGTTTGCACGATCGTCATCGCGCAATGAGATCAGTTCACCCTCAACCGCCAACTCACCGTTGGATACATCGAACCTGTCGGCGTAGCCGAGCACTTCGTCTTGCCAGTGGTTGTAGTCGAGCGTACAGCGGTCCTTGTAAAGCCTCATGCCGGAAAAATCATGGACGACACGTCCCCACCACCAATGGTCAATCGGTTCGCCGCTGCGGGCTACGAGCTTGATGTGTCCCCGTCTGGGATCTTCGCTTTCGGCGAATTCCCAAGCACCGATGGGAGTGGAAAGGGCGTTGCTCGGAACCTTTCGCGGTTTGGGCTCAGTCGCTGTCTTCATCCTTGCTTCCCTTGGTTTCGTCAGGACCTGGCTGACCAGGTGTATCCGGGCCTGGATCAAAGCTCAGCTTGACACCATTGTCCTGGGCGTACTTCGCAGCTTTGGCAATTTGGTCGATGTTCTCGTACCAGTCGCCCTGGTCATTTTCCTGGCAGACCTTCTGCGGAGAGCTAAGGCCAGCGCCGATTGCCAACAAGTTGCCCTTGATTTCTTCCGACGGCTTCCACCAGGGCATCTTACGAGGAGTCCACTCCCAGGGCTCGTCATCAACCGTGAGGCGTCGTCCGTCGATGCGTGGCAATTTGATTTCGCCGGCCGCGATGAGTTGCCGATATTTCCAGCGAGTCCACTTGGTCAGCAAAGAGTGGTTGTCTGCTCGCTTGTCCTCACAAGCGCGGTCGTACAACAACCATGCACCTCTCGATCCGAAAAAATTTGAGAAGTCCTCCCTCAGGAAAGAATACGGCAAATCGAGGGATCGCAAACAGAGGATTAGCACGGCCTCGTTGAACGCCTGAAACTGGCTCGACGGATTATTGCTGTTGAGAAACTTGGCATCGTCGCCCGGATCCATGTCGAGCACGACGGGCCCAGCACCGAAATCAATCGTGTACTTGCTCTTGTCTTCGTTGCCGTCCTCGTCGTCACCGCCGCTTATCTCACCAGCGGCATCATCACCCTCTCTGGTGAACACCAACGCGAACAGCTGTTCAATTTTGCTGCGCAGCAAGGCCAGACTATAGTTTTCGTATACGTCGCGGAGACTAGCGTAAGCCGAACTGAGCGGCGACACTCCGCGTACCTGGTCGATGCGGTCGAAGTACCCATGGTGAATCGCGTGGTACCACGGGATGTTGCGTTCGTGAACGAACGTCTGACCACCGCGGACTCGTCGGTGTACAGCATATTCCATCGGTCGACCATAGTCGTTTACGTGGACGCCGTGATACCAATCGCTTCTATCGTCCGCTTGTTCGTACGTGCTGTGCCCGCCCGGATTGCGAATCCTGTCCCCTTCGATCCCTTGAATGTGCCCACTTGCAAGTTTCACCCACAACACGTCACCGTCGACCGTGCGCAACAGTTCGGAGAGTCGCAAGTACTTTTGCAGGCTAAACCGGCGCTGAACATCAAAACGATCGGCGCGACTGTGTTTCGCGATAACCCTTTCGATGTGACGATCGAGATCGGCTTCCCCGGTCCGTGACTGGTAACGATAACTCGAGACGTACGTCGCGTGCTGACGCAACATCCAAGCTACGATCGAGAAGTTGCGCCGGAGGTCTCGAGTCGCCGACAGCAGCTTGACTCGCTCGCTGTGCTGCAGCTCCAGGTCCTCGGAACGCAAGATCCCGGACGCAGGCTTACGACGCTTCTTGGATTCGTCCGTTACCGCGTCATAGCTGAACTCGTACGGTCGAACGCCGGCGGCGGAAACGTCGACGGTGAGCGTATCGGTGCTATGCATCAATGCGGTCATAAGGATTAAAGCAACCATCAGAATCCCGACAAATCAACGCTGGCCGCAACGGGGCGGCGACCACGCTGCGTGTCATCCTCGGCTCGCAATCTTCGCAACTGTTTTTCGAGAGCCACGCGATCAATAGTGGTCGTCACACCGTCGACGGTCACGGACTTCACGCCGGACCGCAAGAGTTCTTCGATGCGTTCGATTTCGGCGGTGTTGTTAGCCATCTCGTTTCCTCGAAAACTCTACAGCCCACAGAAGCGAGCTGTAGAGTTCCACGCCCAGCACTATCGCCAGCAGCAAGGCGAGAGAGTATTCGTTGCATCGCGTCCGTTACCAGTTCGAAACGGAGGGAATTCGAAATGGAAATCGGGATTACCGATTTCTTTTCCTAACTCCTGTTCTCATGGCTGATTTCGACGTAATACCGCTCGCATGACTTGCAACGGCATCGACGCCAAACGATGTGCGTACGCTCGTGGCCGGCCGGTGAGAGGCCAGCGTGGGCTTGCTCGTTGATGATGCGGATCCGCTCTTTGTCTGTCGATTGACATGAGGGGCAAGCTGCGTGGATCGTTTCAACAACGGCCGGCGGATCGTTCGGGCGACCTGGTGGCCTTCCTGCTTTCGATTTTCGAGTGCTCTTTTTGGCCATCCTTGGCGTTCCTTTCTGTTACTCGATGTACCACACGCGTTTCTTTTTCGGCCGGCGTTTCTGGCCATCCACCACAGCGTTCTCGGCAATCACCAGCTTGCCGCCGAGGATCGACTCTGCTGTGCAGCATCCGCTAACACAATCCAGCCAATGGTTGTCACGACCAGGAATGAGTGACCAGGTCGTCATTTCACCGTACGGGCCGCTTACTTTCGTCCCCACCTCCGCGGTGAGATGTTCGGCAATTAGACGGTGTCTCGACGGCGGCGCCTCGTACAACGTCAAGCTGCCCGGATCTCCCGCCGGCGTGGCAAGTCGGCGGTGTAGAAAGCTCTTTCGACGGCCGGCATCTTGCAGCACGTGACGGATTCCTCGGCCTCTGGCTGGTGGCGGTATATGCCACTCGTCGCCAATTCTGCCTTTCGTAGTCTTGCGGTCCCACCTGCTGATCGGTTTCTTGGCAGGACCGAAGGGCACGCCATGGCTGGGCATCACGCGTAGGCCATGCTTCCGCTTCGCAGTGCGACACACCTCATACACGGTGTCCGTCTGCTCGCCCCACTGAGCGTCGATCATGCCCAGTTCGTAATGGACTTCCGCTCCGTCAGTACGCTGCCACTCTCGAGCAGCCAGATCGCCTAGGCACGCGTGCAGGGCTTGAGTGATCTTGCCTTCGACACTGCCGGCCGTGATCTCTTTAGCTTTGAATATGGTCTGCCTGGCGTGCCCCATGTCGAAGTAGTTGGCCTTTTGCTCCGGCCATGTTCCGTAATCCACGATGTAGCCCGTGAAGCTCGGCTCCCACGCACACACCACCCAATACAGGACTTGCTTGTGAACGTCGATAAAGAACGTCAGCCGTTCGACGGCCGGCGGCATCTCCCGTCGCGCGTATCCGGATACCTTGGCTGAGATTTCGGCCGCGGTGAGCATTTCGACGGTATCGGCCTGGTCCTCTTCCGGCTCGTTCTGCATTTCCGAAAAGAAGCTGGTGCGGTCGCGGTAATAGAGCCGCATTGCGTGCTCAAGCGCGGACAGTTCACCTTTTGCGAAGCGGTACTTCCACGCCACCTTAGCCCCGCGATCCATCGCCTTTCGGTTTCGTCGGTAGAACGTGGTCGCTTTGGAGCCGTCGCCGCCGGCCGACAAGTCGTCACGGTAGATTTCAGCGTATTTGTCCCACAGATCCATGCGGCTCGGCCACTTGTAAAGCAGCTTTTTCCGGATGCCGTGCCACGCAGGGTGGCGTTCACGGTCGAGCATCTGATCGGCCATATCCCCTGGCCGAATCACAGTGCACGCCAACAGCGCAGCAATGGCTTCGTCCGGACCTGGCAAATGCAGGATGCCGGCCGCAATCGCACTCTCGCGTTCTTCCGATTGCAGCACGCTTTTGGACGTGCGATCCGTCTGTGGGTCGTCAATCAACGCCACTGTTGGCCGTGCAACCGTCCCGTCGGCACGTGCGAAGTTGAGACCTCTTACGGCCTCGAGCACGCCGGCGGATTCGCAGATTGCCCCGCTGCACGCGCTGCCGGCGATCGTTGGCAGCACCAGGCGTTGCTTTGACCAGGGCGATTCCGAGCCGCCAGGCCAACAGGGGTCGCCATCGAGATGCAGACCCCTGCACCGGTTGACGATACCGGCCATGCGCCGGATCGGGTGGCACACCTCCGGATAGTCCGCAGCGAGCAAATCGTTGGTGAGCAGTTCCGTCTTGAGGCTCCCAGTGCGTTTCGGCGCATGCGAGCCAGTCGCCGTGAGAAGCACTGCGTATTGATGCGCGCCGGTCATCACGCCCCAAAGCACGCCGATCTCCAACCGGGTAGTCTTGCCGTCCCCTCGAGGAGCGGCGATCGCCTGCAGGCCGCCCCCGAGAATCACTCGCTCGATCGCGGAGAGCTGCTCGATGTGATCGGTCGACCAGGGCAGCGGGAAACGTCCTTTGAAATAGACGTCGCACCATTTACGCAGTGATTTCTCTGCGTTCGTGCGTCGCCGGCGATTGGCGCATTTCGGCAGCGGTCCGACGTTTTGGCTGCGGCGAGTTTGCTCCGCCTGGCGTTGCGTCTCGCGATCTTTGCGCCGCCGGTAGGCGTCACCGTCACCAGAGTCCCCTTTGCGCGGCATGCACAAACCTCGCTTGGGGTTACATGGACCGACGCATTTCGGTCGGTTCATCATCTGGGGTGCACGGTTTGAAGTCCGAATACGGATCCGGGACGTTGACGAACGCACGGCCGGCACGAATCCCTGTCGGTGGCATCGACCGATGCGACTTCGTCAGCACCCGGGCTCCCGTGTAACCCAACGCCGCCAAAACGGTGGCGACGATGCCTAACACCTTCGCGACCGTCGTGCTGATGACAAGGTCGCTCGAGAGCACGGCCGCCACAATGATGGCCAACAGCGACAGCCAAAACTCGGTGGTTTTGTACCCTGGCTTCATTCGTCTTCTTCCTCCACATACTCAGCCACGACGTCAGTGGACACCCCAAATCCTGGCGTGTATTCGATGATGGTATCTGTATCTGGTGTGCTAGGTGCTGGCGTGCCGAGCACATACGCGCCCAGCCCCGTGCCACCAGCCGCAAGCAACGCGGTCGCGAGGTACGGTGCTATCTTCGACGCAAGTGATGGCCCTGACGTCGCGACATCAGCAGGTGCTGACGACTGCCAGTGATTGTGGATCTCGTTGCCAATAGCCACGCCCATGTCGTCATTCCCCGGCAGTCCCTCTGTGTCTTCCATCTCGCCGGTCATGGTGTTTCGTGCGACGACTTCCACGATCCTGTTCTGACGTTGAATCTTGTCCAACATCAGAGCTTCGTGCCCCAGCCTGATGTTCGCCCAGTTCTTTGTGAACTTATCCCACTCTGCTGCTTGTACCGTCGGGCCCGGAATCGTCGAGGAAGGCGCGTCGCTCATGATCGAGATTCCTTTCCAGCCAGTCTTGGAGCTCACCGGCGTACCACGCTTTGTCAATCTCGGCCGACTGCTCAACAAGTTTTCTAAGCGGGTCGTCGGACATTGGGCTGCTCGAATACTTGGACGCGTGCCCGCAAATCGGCGACTTGTTGCTGATATTGTGCAGCGATTTGTCGACCTGCATCAGCGTTGCGTTGCGCCTCTGCGCGGTAGTGCTCTTTGGCCGCGAGCGCCTCCGCGAGTTGCGACCGTAGGTCGTCTAACTCGCGTCGGCGATATTCCTCGAGCTGTTCTCGCAACCGGGCGTTTTCCGCTGCGAGGTCGCTCACTACGTGGTAGCCCCGCCCGGAATGCCAGCTTGGCCGCTGGCGCTCGTCACCTCACGCACCCCGAGGGACTCCACGAGCGACACCATCTTGCGGTCTTGCTCGTACGACAGGTCAAGGATCTTGCCGAACTGGACAAAGTGCTCGTGAGCTTGAGCACCCGCACCAGCCAATCGGCCAAGGTTTTGTTCGTGCAATTCACCGGGAACTGGCATCGTCATGTCTCCGTTATCGGTTTCAGCATCAAACTCGACGACGTTGTCGAGTACATTGTCTATTGGATCAGGGGTTGGCATTCTTCAGCACAGCCTCCAGTCGCAGTGGCATCGTCTGCCCGAGCCGCACGCCCCCTGGAATTTCGTCGATTGTCTGCCCACGTTTGTCAATCCACTGGGGATAGATCGGAGGCAATCGTCGAGCAAAAGCCAACACCTCCGCATCAGTTAGGTCGTCGATGTTGAACTGATCAACTTGGATTCGTTCAAACACGATCGACGCGATGGCTCGCAGCTGCGCCTCAGTGACGTTCGCACTCTCACCAGGTGGCCCCTGCTCGCCCGGTGGCCCGGGCGCGCCTGCCGGGCCACGCTCTCCAGCAGGTCCAGGCGTCTTCTCGAGCCGCGCGAGATCGGCCCTGATTTCTTTGTCGAGATCCTCAATTCGCTTGCGTAGCTCAGCGAATCTCTCATCGCACGGTCGAACCGGCAAATCCGGCTTCTGTATTGGTGAAGCTCCTCGCGTAATCGGGGGCACAACCTGCCGTCTGCCTGGATCTGGATTAGGTGGCGGCACGACCTGCCGGCCTGGCGTGGCTAGTCACGAACCACCAGGTAGATACCGCTGCGCCCGCATCGCGTCGGCACCCTGCACGACCACATGCGGAGCGATGGCGCGGAGTAGGTTGCGGATCGGCGTACACGGAGGAACTCCTGCATGCGTGCGTCGACCATAGCCGTCGCCGGCGTAATGCGACATCACACCGACAACGTGCCCTTGATAGATCACAGGACCACCCGAATCGCCTGATTCGCAGATCGGATCCAGGAGCATGTTGTGAGGTCGATGTGATGCGTAGCCACGGACGGGAGACGACCAGTGAATGAGCCTGATTTCGGAAACGGGTCCCGATTGCCCACCATAGCCGAACACGTCCACGCGCTCACTCGCCTCCGGAGCGGTTTCGGCAACTGGGATCGGCTGCACATTTGCCGGCGCCTGGATGCGAAACACGGACGTGTCGTATGCCTCACCGGTTCCAATCACCGGCCCGCTGGCCGAGTACCCATTGCGAAACGTCGCCGTCGCTGTCCGGTATGGTAGCGTGACGTGGCGCGCCGTGAGGACGTAGCCATTCCCGGCGTCGTCTATGGCAATCAGTGTGCCCGTCCCTCCCTGGTCACCAGCCGTGACGCGGACGATCGCCGGCGTTAGCGGCATCCAGTCCTCTCCGTGCGCGTGTGGGCACCCCACGAGAAGCACACCGATCGCCAACAGAAAAAGCAGAATCGCGAGCGCGTCAAACATGAATCCCGCGACTGGATCGCGTTTTGCCATGGCTTGGTGGTTCCTTTCTTTGGAGTGCGAGCAATTCGTTCTGCGACAGCTCAATCCCGTAACGGCGCAACACGAGCGGCAATATCACACTCACGTGCTCGGCACGGCCGACGCGTCGATCGAGCTGTCGTATTTTGCGTGCAGCGTCCATGCTGCGAGGACATTTTCAGCGGTTGAACGGTTCAGCTGGTCACTTCTGCCCCTCCCGAACAAACTCCGCCGGCTCAACAGTCACGTACTCTTCGCCACAATTGAACTGGTGGCCGATGGCTTCGAGATCGGCATCGGTGACCTGCTTCAGCTTGCGGGCTTTCGTGGCGGCTGTCGTGTTGATCGATACGGCGACCGAAATCGCCCCGAAGTAGTCGATCTTATCGACCAGTTTTTGCAGGCCGACGATCAACTCCTCGCCAGCATCGACACGAACGCCACACGGCAGCGGGAGTTCGCCGGCAAGCGTTTTGGCGTCTTTTGCCTCGACCCCATCCTGCCGTGTCACGCTGTCCTTGCCGTCGCGCCAGCGGAACTTGCCGTTGCGCAGCTCGACGGACTTCTTGCGGCCGGTCAACAACGTGTCGCGGTGTTTATCCGCCCACTTCAGGAGATTTTCCTCGAGCTGCTTTTGGCGCTCGGCGTGAGGCCTGATGTTCTCGGCAAACCGCTCGTTGATTGTTGCGATTTCAGCCTCGGCCTCAGCTTTGAGAGTGGCTTGAGCGTAGACGAGCCAGCTCAGCTCACGCAACGCTTGCTCGGCTGTGTCGATCGAGTCGACCTCCTGCTCGACGGGTGGAGGAGATGCGAGCAAACCAGCCATCGTGGCATCCTTGCCATGAAAGGATGCCGGCCGGCGCATCCCTGCGCCTGAGCTGCGGGTCCCTGCAGCAGCCGGCAAAACGTGAGAACGTTGGGCCGAAAGGCAGTGATCCGCATCGAAAAGAGGGCAGCTCCAATCGACACGGAGCTGCCCTTCTTGAGTGCACAATACAGAGGGTGTGGACAATCGTCAACAGAAATCGGGTTAACCGCTAGCAGTGGGCATGCCGGTTACCCCGTCCGATCGTAACTCGTTGGCCCGCTTCGGATTCGCTTGGACAACTCGGCCACGTCGCGCCAATTGAAAGACAAGTCGGGATTGGCGGCCCAACGCCCCAACGTTCGGAGAGCTTCCTTTCGGTACCGCTCGGTGTACAGGACGACGTATTGCTCGTCATTGCGAGCGAGCGCGACCACGAGAATCTCGTCGGAAGTGGATCGAGTATCCATGGCGGGATACTACACGCCGGAGAGGAGAAGGATCCAGGTCGGTCCCCACTAACCGCCCTGAATGACCTGGACGTGAGTGATCGCCTCCTGAACCGCGGCCTGGTGGGCCTCGCCCCTGGGATCGGTCCGGAACAATTTGCAGATGCGGTCCCGCAGCGGGCGCGGGACTCGGCTCCAATGGTAGCCGCACATGACGTGCTGCCGGCGACGAAGATTCTGACAGCCCTCGACGGGGCAGGGGAGTTTGGGCGCCACAACGTACCTCCTTGTTCAGCACGGGGCAACCGACCCAGACGAGAGGCCGGTTGCCACTTCTCGGTTGTTGACTTGTTAACGGTACGGCCACCACGGGTCTGACAACCGCGATAGGTCGGCCTCAGAAAAATCGATGCCCTTGTGGCACGTGGATGGCTCGAGATCAAACCGCACCAGATCAACGCCGTTCAATATCTCGACGACGAAGCCACTGGGATGAATCTGCAACTCGCAGCTGCACTCATGCCACTCGTCCGGGTGTTCTTGACAGTTCTTGCAGGTCATCGGTCTATCTGTCCTCTACTCGGCTCTTTTCAGCCGACGGAGCTTTCCAAGCGTTCCTAACGGGTCGTCCCATTCCTTGCCCGTTAGCAGGTAGGCCGATTGCTCGAGGGCTCGCTTGGCCAACTCGGCATACGGCAGGAAGACGGCCTTCCGCTTGCTCTTGCGGGCCATCCGGATCTCTACGCCCGCTTTCGTAAGAGTGACGACAAAGTCGCCCTTGCCGTCGAAGTGGATTTTCCGTGAGACCGGCTTGTTCAATTCAGTGGCCATGGTTCTGCTCCCTTTCGGAGTGCGACACCGATGATCATCTCGCCCAAGTAATTCGGCGATCCAACCCAACGAACGCGATCGTCTCGCCGCACACTTCAATCCATCCAGCCCAGCCAACATCGTCCGGGCGCTCGTATTTCACAAATCGCCACATCTCGGTTTCTCCGTCCGATGCTACGGATGCCGCTGGTTCCGCATTCTGTTTTCCTGCTCGAAGAATCGCCGCATCACGGCTCCGAGACTCTCAAAGCAATTCTGGCACGGGCGGCGGTGGGTGCTTGTCCATCACCACTACAGACACGGACCGGGCATCTCGTGCCCCGCAATGATCGCAAATCTTCATTTATTCAGACCTGTTCCTTTCGGACTGTGCGTCCGGTCTAGCCATCCTCCGCCGTTGGCGGCTCGTTGCGTGCGATTGCTGCGTTGGCCCAAAACACCGCCTCTTCAATCTTGGTCAACGCCAGGTGTCGGTTAGGCAAACCGGGTCAGTCGTGACACGGGCAATGGTCTGGGCACGTGAACAGCAACGGCCCGTCAGAGCCAAATCCGTTGTACAATCCGCCGCGTTCACAGCACGTGCATTCGTACTTGAATTCGATTCTGTTGACTTGGACCGTCGATCTCACTGTCATGTGGTCGCAAAACATCTCAACGAACTCGGGCCCCGTGAGATCGGGGAACCCTTCACGGGCGGCTTCTTCGTCGCCCCACTCACGATGCGTGATCATCCGCCGCAGTGATTGCGGCGATGCGTTCACGACTTCGATAATGCGGATGCGTTCGATCGATTCGCCCTTCCGCAATCCTTGGCCCTTCACGACTGCGCACAGATCTTCTCCTCGTTTCAGATCCCACCAACCAAGGCGCCTCGTAACGGTTTTGGTCCCGGCCCGGATCTGGTCCTGAGTCAGAAAGAATGAGATGTTTCTCACGGAAACCTCACGAATCGGTTGTGCGAACCGGGTCAGTCCTTCTTCGTACAGAAAAGTGCGTGTTCGATTGCGCTTGCCAAATCTCGGTACGTTGAGACCAGGTCAGCACGTTCGGTAGAGTTCGCTGCCACGCGTAACCCGACAACCACGGTGCGAACATCCACATTGAGCAACGACTGCACCTGCTTGATGCGCCGTCTTAGCTCATGCCATTCTTTCGTACACAGATACGTGTTGTGCCCCCTTTCGAGCGACTCTAGCAGCTGGTCGACCGTCCAAAGCCGCCGATCTTTTGGCAGCATGCTCTTCATCTTGGCCTCCGTGTCGGATGCGTGAACCGATTCCTACTTGCTGGCCACCATCGCCGTTGCCGGCGATCCGGACCCCATCGCCGCGGACGACGATCGTCGACGGCCACCTGCAGCCCCGCCAGGAGTGGCGGTGCAAGATCTCAACTCTGAATCCACCAATGCCAGCAACATTGCCCGTCGCTCGGCTGCCGGCATCGCTCGATACCGCGATACCCAGCGGCGAATCTTCCGGCTGACACGCTCCCGCTCCCGGAAGTTGTTTCCCAACGCCGAGTACTCCATCGCCAAGGCTGACGGCACGGTACCGGGGTGGTAATTCGTCCACAGTACCTCCGTCGCCAATGTTCCGCCGCGGGTCACAACCTCTCGCTCAAAGCGATGCCAAGCGTTCAAGGCCAGATCATAGAGCCGTGACTGGTAGCCACTGATTACGACTCTGCAGCGGCATTTGCGGGCCGCGTACAGAAGACGACCGTGATCCGCGTTCGACAGTTCCCGCACGTACACCTGTTTCTTCGCGCGGGTTTCAAGCATGTAAGGCGGGTCCAAGTAAACGAGCACGTCGGGGCCGGCCCACTGGGCAGC